TTTTTGTTTTAGCTGACGAGTTTCTTAATTGACCTGCGCTTCTTGCACAGTACGACTTACGTCGGTTTGCAGCTTTTGACCCTTTTTTCACTTTACCAGTCACGGCTGTTTTTAGTTTACTTCCAGGGTTTGCTGCCCTGTAAGCTCTTACACCTTTTGCTGTCATTCCAGCTCCAGATTTTGTCTTTCTATAATTAGCACCTTTACCTGTGGTGGTTTTTCTTATAGATTTTTCGGCCATTACTTTTTCTTTTTAGGTTTTTTCTTAGCCGTCTTAGCACTATTTACAAATGCTTTTTTTGTAGGTGCTCCTTTAGATCCAACTTTTCTCATCTTCTCACCTGAACCTGCAGCAATTCTTTTTTTCTTCGCATGTATGTTTGCGTATAATCCACGTTTAGCCATTATGCTTTACCCTTCTTTTTTTTCTTAGGAATAATTCCTTTAGCCATTAATATATCTTTTTTAGTAATTTTACCGTCACCTGAGTGATCTGGAAATTTACTTTTCTTTTTAGCTTTTCCGCCTTTTTTATAACTAGACATTGCCATAGATAATTCTCTAGCAGATTTTTTAGGTTTTTCTCTTTTTCTTTTTGCTCTATCTTCGTGCGCCATAGTTTTCCTTTAGGTTAGCGCGGCCTGGCACATAGGACATTTGTTCTTATGGTATCTATGTCTCGGACACGGTTCATGAACCGGTATCTCCGGTTCAGGTACTTTTGTAAAAAATTCTACATGCTCATCAACTTCATCACATTTACATGCTTTGATGTTAAATAGTTTGCAAATAAAACTTTTTAGTCTGTTAAACATTACTTGTTTATTTTGCCAGACTTTTTAGCTTTAGAACCAAATTTACCATAAGACTCATTAGCAGAAGCTTTTAATTGTTTTGCGCTTCTTTTCTTTTTAACTCTCATAGCAATAGATTCGTCTTTTCTATCTTTGTATCCCTGCTTTTTCTTTTTAGCAGATCCACCTTTTTTCATGCCAGAAGCTCCTGTTGGAAATCTAACATCTGATCTTACTCCGTTTTGTCTCATTTTTTTCCTCCGTTTTGTTTAAATATTTGTGTTCCCTTTATACCATATATACTCGCAACGACAAGGATCCACAAATTTGTAAACCATTTTGGAAGCTCTGAGAACATCTCAAAAAACAGTTTTACTTTGTCCATTGCTCCCGGATCATCCGATACGACTGCCCAGGCCAGGATTGCGATTGGCAAACTTAAAATTATCAAAACTGCCTCGTCCTTCCAGTCTGACTGACGGGCTTCTAAAAGTTTACCTTGGTAAGCTTCTTTTCCTTCGGCCATACGAGATGCGTGCATAAGCTGTGCATCTGACATAGCTATCTTCGTCTTCTGCTTGTTAGCATAAATTTTACTTCCAGCAGAAACGGCTAATTTAATTGCCGAAAACCACATGTTAGTACCAAGTAGCCTTTACAGGTTTCTTTTCTTTTCTAATAGCCTTCGTTCCTCTAACGTCTACGCTATCACCTTGAGCAATGTAGTTTCTACCTCTAATACTTGATTTAGATCTTGGATCTAATTCTAAGTTTTGAGGAGACTCTTCTACAGGTACTCCGCCTTTAGCATATCCGTCTTTGTTAACGAATTGTTTAAAAGTATCTTTTGTCATATTTTTCTCCTAATTGTTAGTATACTATCTTTTTGGACCTTTCAAGACATTTACGTCTCTAGCCTTCATAGCGTCTGATGTTAATTTAACGTCTGCAGACATCATTGATTTCTCAATAGCTGTATCTGCTCTTAATTTAGCTAAATCTTCGTTTTGTTCAAGTTTCTGTTCATTTAGATCTTTTGCTTGTACCATTTTAGCTCTATCAAGATTAATTCTAGCTTCGTCTTCTTTCATCTTACGTTCAGCATCCATAGCTTTTAAATCTACTTCTCTTTGTTTTAATTTAAGTAATGGATCGTGATCAAACTGTGATGTTATTTGTTTTTCTTCCTTCATAAAATCTTCAGTCATATCAGCAATCAAAATAGCTTTTCTAGCTTCTATCTTCTGAGATATTTGCTGTAGCTGTTGTTGTGCCTGTGGATTTTGAACAGCCATTTGTTGTAGCTGTGGTAACATCTGCATTTCATTTGGAAACTCTAGTTGTACCTGTTCTTGTGCCATCAATGATATATGCTCCATAATATTTTTTTCTAATGCTGCAGTAATGCTAGGATTGTTTCTAACAAAATTACTAGACATAAAATTTAAGTGAGCTGTAACGTGTGCTCTGTGATCTTGACCTGGAAACGCTTGAAAAGATTTTTGACCCATTGCATCTATGTGTTCTAATGCCGGATCTTTTGGTTGATTTGGCGGAGGTGGTGGCAAGACTCTGTCAATATCTTTTACACCGATTGCTTCATACATTCCTCTGTAAGCCATATACATATTATGCATTTGTGGATTAGAAGTTGCTAATCTTAATTGTTCTTGTGCTAATGACACTCTCTGACTCATTGAGAATATATTAGGATCAGCTACTGGTAAAACATCTACTCTTTCATCAAAGTCTGTTGCTTTAACATTTCTTGATGCACCAGGAACATCATAAGGATATTCTGGTGGTAAAGACTCACCAAATATTTTGGCAAGTAATTTAAATTCTTTTTTTAGACCTACGTAAAGTCTTTTATGGATTGCTGACATTACTCTTGAACCACGTTCTAAAAGAGCTACGGTCGTACCAACAGCGGCCTGTTGATTCCCGTCCCCAACCTGCATGTCAGCAATGGACGCGAATCTTTGTCCTGCTTGAACTACAATTCCCATTAGCTGCAATAGTGTAGCTGATGGTTCCTTGTAAGGTAAGAATACGAAAGCATCTTTTAGATTACCACCTGGAGTGTCAACATCTTTAAATTCTCCTGGTTGTATATTTGCGGCATCATCTTTTACTCTGACACCACGTTGCTTAAATCCCGCTGGTAGGTTTGATAATGTCCCTGCATCTAATAACTGACGGAGAGCCGCAGTTGCAGTACGACTCAATCCGCCAATCATATGAATTAATCCTAAGCCATAAAATCCTAGTCCTGGCAGAAATTTGAAGTGGACAAAATATTGGATTTTATTTTTCTTTGGATCATTGGGCGCAAAGTTTCGTCTAATAGACAAAACTTTCCTACTGCCTTCTTCGATTGTAACGACGTAAGGCAATTTTATTCCAGTTGGTTCTCCGTCGGGACCAACGTCTTCGAATCCTTCTAAGTCTAGATTAACGTGGCATTCTAGAATTGTATATAAAGGATCTACTCTTTGGGATTTTGTAACACCTTCTAACTCTCTTTCTTTTTCATCAAGTTCGTTAGTTACTGTGCCTGTGGGTTTTGTCAACTCGATGTCAGAATAGAATCCAGATACCATCTGTTTTCTTAATTCATTTTCTGACATCTTGACAACGTGAATGACCGATTCTGCATCGTCTAATGAGGTAGCCGTATACGGAACAACAAGGTCATCTGCTGGAACAAACTTAGAAACTGCTCGTCCCAATAAATCGTCGTAATAAACTTTTTTAAATGTAGAACCTGATAGTGGTAGGTAAAATAACATTTGATCAAAATCAGATTCATATTCTGTCATCTTATCCATGATCTGGTAGTTCATAAAATTTTTAACTCTTTGTGCTTGCATTTCTTTTTGTGGATCTGACTTACCCATGACCATTGTTCTAACGGGTCCATCTGCAGGCAATAATTCTTTGTAAGCTAACGCTTGAAATTGTGTAACAGCTTCAGCTAGCACAGGGTGAGTTGCACCTGATGCTCCTTGAAAAGGTTCTGTTCTGTTTGTGTATTTAAATCCTAATAAATCTAGTCCAGTAATATATGCTCGTTCCCAATCTTTACGAGACATTTTATATTCCATGTAATCGTTTTGTAATTGATTACCAATTAGGTCTGTGTCTTCTTCTGGAAGTAAATCGTTTAAGTTTGCAAAAGGATCGCCGCCATCTGGCATTTGCATTGCACGAGGATCAAAATCAATTGTAGCCCCTTCTTCATCTTCTGTAACTTCGATTGGTCCTTTTTCGGTTTCTAAAATCTCCTCAACGTCAACCTCTTCTGCAACTTCTTCAGGTCTTTTAACGTTTGGGAGAGACTTGTCTATATCTGCCATATATTTTCTCCTAGACTTTCTTAACTTGTTTTGGTGGTAATTTCAACCCCTGTGATAAAGGTCCTTTTTTAGGTGGTACTGCCCACCATTTAAAACCAGGATTCTTAGCTGCAAGTGTTGGGTTTTTCTTATTCTGTGGTTTTCTATTTTTTGACATTTAAACTCGCTATGCCTCCTTCCATAAATTCTTTTTGTGTTCCTTTAAAACTAGGTAGTTCCATTAATTGTTTAAATTCTATTGGTTTTTCTACTTGTTGTTTATAAAAATCATCTCGATATACTTGATCTTCTTTTAATGATCCTATCTGTCTCATAGTATCTTCAAACTCTTCTTTTGTAAAACCATAATTAGGTTTAAAGTTTTCATATGTCTTAACTTTTTCCATTTGTTTCATTCGATCTTTTAATCTTTGCGCATCAGCCGTTGCACTTTGTGCCATAAACGGTGCCATTCTTCTACCACGTTCTGCCATTGCAAAATCTTCACCTTTTGCAAATTCTTTTGCACGTTCTGCTTCAACATCTATTTGTGATTTTGGTCCTAATACATATTTATTAATATAAGACTCACCTAATGCTTGTTTGATTGGCATACCTTGATCCATAAATTTATTTGCAGCTATACCTCCTTCTAATAAAACCTCACCAAGAATTGCCCCTGGTCCTAAGACTCCTTTTAAAAATTTTACAGCTTTACCTGATTTTGCAAGTGCACGAACATTTGCTTGATCACCTGGTGTTAGTTTACCTGGATCACCTTGTAATTTTTCTACACCTTTTGCAGCGCACGATGTTACATTTAAACCTTGATCAAAACCTATTCGACCACCATTAGCTTTACCAGGACAACCTATTTTAGCCATTCTTACTATTACATTTTTTGAATTAGGATTATTTTGAAAAAAGTTTGTAATTTGTTTTTCAAACCTTTTGAATTGTCCTTCCGGTGTTTTAGGTCCACTACCATAAGTCTGTCCATCTATTTCAACCATTACACCTTTTTTCTTTATTTCACCTTCTCTAGATAAATCACCTGCTCTTATTTCAGTTTCAACGTCTCTTGCTAAAATATTTAAGTCTCTATCCAGTAATTGATAATTACCTGTAGCTCTATTTTTAACTCCAGATATGTGGTGTTTTTCTAAAGCAGATTTAGTTCCTTCAATACCTACTTCACCTTTCATGTATTTAAATAAATCAGATAAAGATATTCTATTTGTATCAACCCCTTCATTTTTTAATAAATCTTTTAAAACTCCTTGAACAGGTAGTTTTGCTTTTTTTGAAATATCAACAAACTTTGCTGTGTTTTCGTAGTCTGGATGAAGAGACATTAAAACTCCATCTGCATTTTTTCCTTTTATAAATTTTTCATTAACAATATATTTACCACCACCACCAAATTCAGTATTATCTATAAATCCAACAATTTTATTTTTATTATTTACCATTGCTTTTATAGGAGTATAGTTTTTATTCCCTAATTTATAGGATCTATTCATTTGTGCTGCTAACCAACCGTCAGCTTTAGAAAAATCACCAGCTATTTCATAAGGTTTAGGTTCAGCTACAAAGTTTGATATTTTTTCATAAAGTTTTATATCTGAAGTTGGAGAAATACCATATGTAAATTTATTAAAGTCCCAGTTTTTAACGGAAGAATATTTAGCTTTAATATCTTTTTGAATTTCTTTTGGAATTGCATCTCTTGTACTTAAATCTTTTGTAGATTCACCAGCTTTTTTAAGTCTATCAGATATTGTTCTTTGCTCTACACCTAATTCATCAGCTATTTTTTTAATAGATATTCCTTTAGCACGAAGCTCTTTAACTTTTCCTATGTCTATGTTTTTAATATTTGCTGTTTTTTTAGAAACTTGTGATGCCTCTACATCTGCTTTAGCAGCTTTAAAAGCTTTTGCTTCTGATCCATATTCTTTTGGATCATAATATTTAATTGGTGCTCCTTTTTTTGCGTACGTTAAAACACCGTTTTGTTTTTTTTGAATTGTTTTTTGACCTTTGTATAAGGGTCTACCAGCATACCCAGGCCGTGATCCATCGACCGTGTTGCTTACTAACTGTTGAACACCACCCTGAGCATTAGGTCTTCTAAATTCTACATCAAAGTCTTCTAACGTCTCACCAGGTCTAAGATAAGAATCTGGCGCTTGTTCGAGGTCAGGGGTGTTAAAATTATCCATCTCGGATCTTGGAACCTCTGCTAGTTTTATGTTCCGTGGTCCTTGGACCATGGCTCTTGCTTTTGTTTCTGTGTCTATTTTATTTGGAGAGTAAGCTATGATTTGACTAAGTATGTCGTTCATTATTCTCCTAACATAGTTTGAATGCCACCGAATGCGTTAGGCTTACGAATCATTTCTTCAGTAACATCTAACGTGTCTAGTTTTTGAGCATCCTCTAATTTTTTTATCGCTTCTAATTTGCCTTTGTAATCTCGACCACTACCCAATCTAATTAGTTGACCTTGCATCTCACCAAGACCAAATTTTGCTTGACCCGCAATATCAACTGCATCACCAATTATAAATTCTTCTATTTGTGTATCATCCATGTGAGGTAAGAAATTTTTCATGTAAGCTTTTAAACCTTCTTTGTCTCTTTTTCTAAACATCTCTGTTACTTCTAATAATCCTCTGTGCATTTCCGGATCTCTTTTAATCATTTCATCTAGACTACCTTTACCAAATATTTTTTCTAAAAATCTACGTGATGAGCCGGTAATACCAAGTTTAGATAAACCTCCTATGCCATAACCAATACGACCACCTTCTGCTTTACCAAAATCAGATAAGTTATCTTCAAACATAGTTCCTTCTTCAATAACGTCATCAGAAATTTCAAATGACTCATCAACAATTTCTCCCGCGTTTCCTCTATCACTTCTTAGATAAGCTGTGCCTTCTTCGTACTCATCTGGTGGAGTTTTACCTTTAGTCAGCTCATCAGCTTGTCCAGGTTTATAACTCATGTAAGTTTCTTCAGTTAAAGGTTGACCATAATAAGCTTCTGAACCATCATCAGTTACTTTCATTCTTTGAATTGTTTTTTCTCCAGTTGTAACATCTTCAGTTAATGTATAATCTTTATAGGTTGTAACTTTTTCTCTATCTTTTGTTGCAAGTCTTGGTGCATCATCACCTAAATTTTTAATTTTTTTAACAAGGTTTAAAAAATAAGGCGGCACTGTTCCTGATCCAGTTGCAACTTCTTTTGCAACTTCTTTTGTAATTTGTTTACCACCACCTTTACCAAGTCCTAATATACCAGATTTAGCTGCAGCTACACCGCCGCCTATACTTGCAAGTAATTTTAAAAATGCTCTACGGCCCATGCCGCCACCTGCAAATGGAACTCTTATGTTGTCATTGTCTTCAGCCAGTAAATAATTTAATCCTGTAGAAGTTGTAGCCTGACCATCTGGTGAAACTAATCTTGTTCTAGCCATCAATGCGTCTGAGCCGTGACCGATGTCAGATAAGTTTGGTTCAACGTCAACCATACCACCTGTGTATAATCCTGCACGACCGCCCTTAGCCATGTCTTCTGGATCAATAGGTATATCTCTTTCAAAGATATGGTCTTCAGTATCTTGTAATATTTTTTTAGATTGTTCTGGTGTCAAATCTTTATATTTACCTTTTCTACCAATAACAGAATTT